CAGAAAACAAGTTGCGTTTTATCTTCGATAGTGTTAAACATCGGGAAGAACAAATTAGCAGAGAAATCAACTTCGGTCCCGATGTTGGTTTAGAAATCATATCCGACGAAGGATGTTAAGCAATGAACGCCGACAAACTCTACAAGATTGACTCCAAAGGCCAAACTCGTGTGTGGTGGATGGAGTATGATAATGAAAAGTATCGTACCCATTCTGGTATTGAAGGTGGCAAGATTGTAGTTTCTGGTTGGCAGTATCCGACCGCTAAGAATGTCGGTCGTTCTAATGCGACGACTATTGCCGAGCAGGTGAAGGCAGAGGTCGAAGCCGAATATACAAAGAAGCAGAACCAGGGTAAGTATCACACCTCTGTTGGTGAGTCCATTTACTTTGGTGCTAAGTTTTTTGAGTGTATGCTGGCAGACAAGTATGATGCCAAGAAGCATAACAAGTTTCCATATTACTCACAACCAAAGTTAGATGGCGTTCGCTGCCTTATCTCCAAAGATGGTATGCAGTCACGCAATGGCAAGCCGATTGTTTCTTGTCCTCATATTCGTGAGATATTAGAGCCGTTTTTTCAGTGCCATCCTGATGCTGTTCTGGACGGCGAACTGTATAATCATGAACTAAAGAGTGACTTTGAAAAATTAATCTCACTTGTTCGTAAATCAAAGCCAACTGCTGATGATCTTGAGGAGTCGGACGAGAAAATCCAGTATCATGTATATGATCTGGTCGATGGTCTTCCAAATATGCATCTACAAACATTTATGGACCGTCTTGGCTTTATCAATCAGTTTGATTATAGAAGCCGTTACTATCCGACTGTGCAAGTTGTAAAGACAACCAATATCCAAGATGAACATGACATTGAAATGATGCTCGGTGAATATCTCGAAAGTGGATATGAGGGTCAAATGCTCCGTGTTCCTACCTCAATCTATGAAGGTAAGCGTTCCAAGAACCTTATCAAGCATAAAGAATTTGAGGACGATGAATTTGAAATCGTCTCAATGGAAGAAGGTAAAGGTAACTGGGCCGATGCTGTAAAGCGGATTGAAATCCGTTTGAAAGACGGAACGACACAGTTTGCTGGTGTGCGTGGATCATTTGACACGTTGCATGACCTGTTGTATAATGATTATGGTTATACAAGCGTAACGGTACGGTATCAGAACAAGACTGATGACGGTAAACTCCGTTTCCCTGTTGTCGTAGCATTTTGGAAAGGCAAGAGAGACCTGTGAAATACAAACTCTATCTGGATGACCTGCGTTATCCTGACCTGCATCCCGATTGGCGTATTGCTCGTAACTATCATGATGCTGTGTGGATGGTTACGAACTACGGTATGCCATATCATATCTCGTTTGATCATGATTTGGCAGACGTTCGATATGATGATAATTGGCCAGGTCCCAGAGGTAAAGAAAAATCTATTCCTTACGAATTTACAGGATATGACTTTGCAAAGTGGTTCTGTAATTGGGTGATGGATAATAATGTTGACCTGGAGCCTATTGGTTTCACTTATCATGTTCACTCGGCTAACCCTGTCGGTGCTGAGAATATCCGCTGCTATATGGCCAACTTTATGAAGGATCGTTTCGTATGAATATGTTTTTTATCGATGAACAAGCTGAAAATTGTGCCAAGTGGGCAGTCGATTCTCATTGCATCAAGATGATCCTTGAGAGTGCCCAACTCTTGTCTACCGCTCACCGTATTCTTGACGGCATCCAGTATGTTGAGAATAAACCGGTTGCTGGTAGTTTCCCTGTTCGTTATCGCAAGATTAAACGATGGCTTCTGCCCGATGCCCGTGAGACTGCTATGTATTCGGCTACGCATGTCAATCACCCGTGTGCCATTTGGGCTCGTGAGTCGCATTGTAACTATGCTTTCTTGTGGGTGTATATGGCCGAGCATTGTAAAGAATATACATATCGCTATGGCAAAGTCCATAAGATTGAGTCAAGCGGCTTACTCACGTTGCTTGCTGATCATCCAAACAATATGACAAACGCCGCTTTTACCACTCCGCCGAGTGCCATGGATCCTAAATACATCATATCAGATGATCCGATTGCTAACTATCGGAACTATTACAAGGTTGGCAAGGCACATCTTCACAAGTGGAAGAACCGTGAGGCGCCTGCATGGATAAACTGAAAAAAGAATTGAAATACCTTGAACAGAAGGTAAAAGAGGAATTGCACAAAACTCGGAGTCCTAAAACTCCGAGAGAAGAAGTTCCTCTATATCAAAAGTCAATTCTTTATAGACAGGAACGCATTGCTGCTATCAGACGCCAGTTAATGGGTCAGACTGATAAGCAATTGAGAGAAGAAGCTAAGGTAGGAGCCGCTTACAATACACCTGAAAAGTCGGCTCAAGCAAGATCAAAGAACGCCAGCACCGCTGGATGGAACTTTAAAAAAGATGAATATTGGAGTAAGTGATGCCAACATATAGTTTTCGTGATAAGAATACTGGTGAATGTTTCGACCAGTTTATGTCTATTTCAGAACTGGATAAGTATCTGGAAGAGAACACACATTTAGAAAAGCTGCTATCGGCACCACACTTTCTCGGTGCTAATATGAATGGTGGGTTAAAGAATAACAAACCATATGACCCAAAGGATAATGCGAATGCCTAATTATACATGGATGAATAAAGAGACTGGTGAGGAACATACCAACACCATGACCATTGCCGAGCGTGACGAATATGAAAAGAACAACCCACAACTATCGCAGGTACTTCGCAACTTCACTATGGTGGATCCAGTAAACATTGGAGTCACCAAACCTCCAGCCGACTTTCAGAAATACGTTTTGGGCCGTGTCAAAGCGGCAGTGCCACATGCTGATGCTGTGGCTTCTAAAAGATGGGACATTCCAAAGGAGATTTGACCTGTCAGAGAACCCTCCATCTAAAAAGTTTAGAGGTCGTGCCCGTAAAAAGGCATCGACCTCTTTTTGTTATGAGAATGTGACTAACAATAACAATAAAGGTAAATATATGTCACGAAAGAATAGACGTAATAACCAACAGCAGAACCAGCGTGGTGAAAACCATGCAGAAAAGAACCACTTTGAACTGCGTCATATCCAGCCACTAACAGTAAACCAAGAGAGAGTGTGGGACGCATACGAAGCCGGTTCTAATCTAATGCTACATGGTTATGCAGGAACTGGTAAAACATTCCTGTCATCTTATCTTGCTCTAAGGGAGGTATTACATTACGAGACATATAAGAAGGTTGTTATCATCCGCTCCGTAGTTCCATCCAGAGACATGGGCTTTCTACCAGGAACCGAGAAACAAAAAGCGGAAGTTTATGAACAGCCTTATCAGGAGATTTGTGACGATCTTTTTGGTCGTGGTGATGGTTGGAAGATTTTGAAGTTAAAGGGCTTGGTTGAGTTTACGACCACCTCGTTTCTACGTGGTATGACCTTTAACGACTCAATCATCATTGTTGACGAGTGCAACAACATGACATTCCAAGAGATTGATACAGTCATGACACGCATTGGCAATAACTCTAAGATCATTTTCTGTGGAGACTATCGCCAGTCTGATCTACACAAGCCACATGAAAAGACAGGTATCAAAGAATTGATGGGCATTACTCGCCGTATGCCTTCATTCGACCATGTTGAATTTGGCATTGAAGATATCGTCCGCTCAGGCGTTGTCAAGGAGTATATCATTCAAAAGACTGAAATGGGACTGTGACTAAATAATACACATAATGTAAGGAGTAGACTTTCATGGCACAGTTTCGCATAGACTCACATCAATACCTACCACAAGAGAAAACTCTCTTTGAAGTGGTAATGCTAGCTGACCAGTATGGTAATCAGGTTGGTCCTGCTAATCCTACGGGTATGGCTGTCGATGCTTTCGGCCGAGCCAGAATGTCTACTCCTCTCACTCTATTTGATTCCAGCCATCGTTTCAAAGACAATGGACTCTGGAACACAGCAAACACCTCTGGTAATTCTACGTTCGCCTTCTCTACCACAGAGGGTCTAATTAATATGAACGTGACAACGGCTGCTAATGCCGAGGTCGTTAGAGAGACAACTAAAGTATTCTCATATCAACCAGGCAAATCACTACAGATCCTATCCACATTTGTTATGAATACAGCCAAACCTAATCTTAGACAGAGAGTTGGTTATTACGGTGTTGATAATGGCATCTATCTTGAACTTAATGGATCTACACTTTCATTTGTTCAAAGATCAAACACCACTGGCACAATCGCAGAAACAAGAGTAAATCAAGCCGACTGGAATATGGACACAATGCTTGGTACTGTAGCATCAAGTCCATCAGGTGTTACACTAGACATTTCAAAAGCACAGATTTTGTTTATTGACGTTGAGTGGTTAGGTCTTGGTACAGTTAGATGTGGTTTCGTTATTGATGGTCAGCTAATTCATTGTCATTCGTTTCATCATGCCAATCTAATAACATCAACATACATGACCACAGCGTCATTGCCGTTGCGTCAAGAAATCAAGAATACAGCCGTCACAGCAAACAATAGCACTATGAAGCAAGTCTGTTCTTCTGTTATTTCAGAAGGTGGTTATGAGTTGCGAGGTTCACAGCAGGCTATTAGTACCGTTGTTACAGCACCAAAAGCACTAACTACAAAAGGTGTATTCTATCCAGTTGTTTCAATAAGACTGAAATCAACAGCATTGGACGCTATCGTTATTATGACCGCACTATCTATTCTAGGTGCTGGTAACGGCGTCAATTTCAATTGGCAAGTCATAACGGGCGGAACAGTTACAACGGCATCATGGACTCCAGCAAGCGCCGATTCAGCCGTTGAATATACAATAGATGGCACCGCTATTACAGGCGGTAGAGTTATGGCTTCTGGATTCGTCAATTCATCCACACAGGCATCACCTTCTATTGACGTTCTCAAAGAGGCACTATTCAAGTTCCAGTTGGAAAGAAACTCATTCACAGGAGTGGCAACACCACTCACATTAGCCATAGCAGCAGGCACAGATACAAGCACTTGTTTCGGCTCAATGGACTGGGAAGAAATCACCAGGTAGTTGACTTTCTAAAAAGCATACTATATAATAAGACTATATCATGGAGGTATAATATGTCAGGAACTGTTGAAAACAGTATTAACGTCTTGGTGTCGGAACTCAAAAACAACCGTAAAGTGGATAAGGATGAAGCCCTTGACTACGTTGGTTATGTGTTCCGACTAATCTCTCAAAACAACATTCCATTAGATCAGCGTAATGGTGCCGCCATGACCGTTGACGCATGTGTTAAGAATGTTCGTGGTAATAATTTCCGTCGTGCAGAAGGTTTCTTCGGCAACTGGGCAAAGCAGTTAGACGAGAAAGGTGAGGTCTCTGAATATGATGACCATTATTCAGGCTGTTGAAAACTTTTAGGCATATCTATAACGATCCTGTTCTTGTAAATCTGAAAAGAGAAGAATATAATGGCAAGCGATTTTACATCTCGCCAAAGGGTACTAAACTCCCCTCGGTTACGACTTTTCTATCTCACTTCAAAGGCGACTCTATTGCGAAATGGAGAAAAAAAGTCGGCGAAGAAGAAGCGAACAAAATCTCGGCACGAGCAAGCCGCCGAGGTACAAAATTCCATTCTCTTATGGAATCTTATATCTCTAATCAGGAAGGATTCCTCGATGACAAAGTGATGCCTGATATGAAGCACGCCTTTAATCAGTTTCTTCCCATTCTAGATAGAGTTGATAATGTTCACTACTTGGAAACTATGCTTTATAGCGAAATTCTTGGTCTTGCTGGTCAGGTGGATTGTATTGCCGAGTATGATGGCATCCCTTCTATTATTGACTTTAAAACATCTTTAAAGCCTAAGAAAGAGGAATGGATTCTAAACTACTTTGAACAATGTACCTGTTATTCTTTGATGTATGAGGAGATGACAGGCATTAAAGCAAAACAGATTGTGGTTATGATCGCCGTTGATCACCACGAACCACAAGTGTTTGTCCGTAACCGTAAAGATTATATACCAGAGTTGGCTCGAAAGGTAAGGCAGTTTAGAGATGAGACAGGACTATGAAATCTCTCCATATTGGAAACGTTGCAGGTCAAGTCAATCTCAAAGGTAAGAAGTATAAACTCTTATCATGTAAGTGCTGTGTGGTTCAAGACCTTCGTGGTAAAGAAAGAACCAAAGAAGCAAAGAAAGAAATAGGAGAATACAAATGAAGAAAGTTTATCTTGCAGTCGCATTGGTGTTTCTTAGTCTTGGGTTATCAGGTTGCGTCGTCGGGACGGTCGGTAAATGCCTTCTCCTCGACAATACCTCGAAACC